CTCCCCGGGCGCCATGTCTTCGGCCACGGCTTCGGCCTCTCGTGGTCGTGCGGGCCGAGGACGCGCAGCGGACTACTTGCCCTGCGCGAGCGTCGCCGCGAGGTGCGCCTCCACGACGACCGCGAGATGGTCGTAGTCCACCGGGGTGCCTGCGGCCAGCGCGGCGTCCACCACCGGCGTCAAACCGGTGACGACCGCCGTCGCGAGGGCCTTCACGTCCACGGGCCCCGTGAGCGCGTCGAGTTTCGCGGCCTGCGTGATCAGGTAGTCCAGTTTGCTGACCAGGCTGTTGTCCGGCGCGCCCGCCGGGGCCTGACCCATCGACGTGCCGCCGAAAAACAGCCCGTCGTACAGTTGCTTGCTCTGGTTGAGCAGCGCGGATTCTTGATCCGGCGTCATGTTTCCTCCCGCGATATCCGGCAGCCGACCTGGCTGCCACTGCCCGTAGTCCGCGCTCCACGCCTCATTCACGTCGACCAGCACCCCGCCGACCGTCGCCGTACCGGTCTGGCGGATGGTGGCGCGCCCGTCCCACTGGCCGCCGGACCACGCGGGCGACTGCCACGCCCATTGGGTGGCGCCCGCGTCGAGGGCGGTTTTCAGCGGGTAGTAGCCGCCGTATTCGCCGACCTGTGACCAGCCCAGGACGCTGTCGGCGCCGGAGAGGTACGCCAGGACGGTGGGTTCCTGCGCGGGGGTGACGTCCCAGTCCGCGGAGAAGTAGATCGGGCGGCCCTTCGGCATGCCTGCGGCGGTGGCCTGCGTGAGGGCGAGTTGCGCGTCGGCGACGCCGCCCGCGTAGCCGCGCAGCATGTCCTGCGCGGTGAACTCCCAGTTCGCCACGACGCAGATGCCGTGCGCGGCCAGGGTTTGCGCTTCGGTGAGGGTGAGGTTTTTCGTCGTGTCGTGCGAAAGGTAGCGGCACGCGAAGCTGTACCCGGCGGCGGCGATGGCCGCGGGGTCCGGGTGCTGCCAGGCGTAGTCGATGCCGAGGACGGTCACGGTGCGCCCCCTTGCTGCTGGTCGAGCCGCTGGTTGAGGGCGGCGAGCTGGTCCGAGATGACCTGCATCCGCTCGCCCTGTACGGCGGCGTGTGCGGCGAGCTGCTCGGTGACGTGGGCGCGGGTGGTTTCGTGGTGTTCGGTCAGGTGCGCCGCGGTGTGTTGCGCGGCGCGGCGGGCGGCGTGTTCGGCGTGCGCGTCGAGCTTGCGGGTGACCCATGTCGCGGCGGGGGCGGCGAGCGCTGCGACGGCGGAGGCGATTTCCCAGCTGGCGGCCAGGTTCGGCCAGATCGCGAGCCACCAGTTGACGAGGATCGTGAGCGCGGCGACGAGGTTCGCCCCGAGTAGTAGCCAGCGCAGCCATCGCGGGAACCGGCCCAGGACGCTCACGAAATGAGACCCGGAACGTACAACTGCGCCGTCCAGTCGGCGTGGCTCGCCGTATGCGCCCCGCCGTGGCCGCGGTGGTGGAACGCGCAGAGCCAGCGGAACTCGGATGGCGAGGACTCCAGCCAGGTCGCGATCTGCTCGGGCGTCGCATCCTCGGTGATATCCGGGAAGTCGCGGTGCAGTGCCTTCGGGTCGGCCGCGTTGGCGACTGCGAACTCAAGGACGCCGTGGTGGAGTTCGAGCGGCCCCTTGGAGCAGTAGGCGAATCCGACCCGTTCGCCTACGTAGCAGACCGCTGTCGCCTGGGTGTGGCGCCGGTACGCCTCGAAGGCCGCGTAGTGCGGGTCGCCGGTACGGGGTGCGTGCGCGGGGAAGTGCATGACGTACCGGTGGGTTTCGGCTTGCTGGTGGGCGGCGATCTCGGTGTCGCTCGCGTGGTGCGGCAAGTGTGCAGCGGTCATCAGAGCATGCCCGCGAGGGCGTTGAGCAGGATCTGCTCGACCCCGTTGGTGTTGTTGTTCGGCGGGATCTTGAAGTGTCCGAGCTGCCCGTACACGGTCAGGTTCCCGCCCGCGATCCCCGGGTAGTCGCCGAGCCAGCCGCACGCGTAGTTGATGCCGCCGCCGCTCAGGAGCTCGTTGGACGGGATGTAGCAGGGGACCTCGTTGGCGTACCCGCCGGGCCAGATCCCGGCGGTGCCGCCGTAGGTGTTGCGCAGGTACACCGCGTACCCGGAGACCAGTTCCCCGCCGGTGAGCGCGAGCCTGAGCGCGGGTGAGCCTGCCAGGGTCCACACCTGCACGGGCACGTTGACGCTCGTCGCGAAGCTGCCCGCGTCGATCTGCCCGATCATCGCCTGGGCGTGGCGCCGGTAATACCCCGGCAGGCCCGTGTTGCCCTCGCGGGCCACGTAGTCGGCGCGCACCGCGGCGAGGTTGCTCGGTGCGGTGTTGATGTCCAGCGGCACCGTCAGATCCCTATAGGCGGTGCCGATCGGGCCCGTGAGCGAGCGGCCGCGGGTTGCGGCGGCGGTCAGGACCGCGGACCCGAGTCCCTGCCCGAGCTGCTGCGCGTACGGCAGCGACCAGCCGGCCGAGTTGAGCGGGTTCTGGTCGCCGGCGGCGCCTTGCAGGAACTGCGCGAACACCCCCGGGTGCTGCGCCTCGACGTGCGCGCAGGCGGCGCCGGGGTAGTCGGGGTCGGCGACGGTTTGCACGCCGCCGGACACGGGGTGGGTGCCGTACCCGAACAGGACCGCGAGCAGCGCCCCGCTGGTGTCGCGGGCGGCGAGCACGGGCACGGTGGTTTCGACGTACGGCAGGCCCTCACGGTTCGACGAGAACGACTGGCTGGTGCTCTGGTAGTCGAGGGTGCACGCGGTTTGCGGCGCCGCCAGGGCGGCTTTCACCACGGCGACGACCGCCGCCTCGAACTGCGCGGTGTACGCCTGAATCGCGCCGTCGGCGGCCGAGCCCGGGGTGACGTTGTAGGCGATGAACGGGCTGAGTTCGTCGTTCAGCGCCCCGCCGTTGTGGGTGTGCGTCGCGGTGAGGATGAAATCCTCGTGCCCGATCGGCGCCCCGCTCGGCCCCAACGGTTCGACCTGCGCGCGGATCGCCAGGTTCACCGAGCGCGGGATCACCAGGGTGTCGCAGGTGACGATGACGTTGGGCCAGCCGGAGTCCCACAGGATCGTGCAGCGTGCGTACAGGGGCGCGTTGCTGCCGGTCGCGAGGCGCGGGATGTCCACGCCGTCGCCCGCCAGCGGCGTGCCGACCGGCGGGGTGATGTCCGCTTTCGCGGTGGAGATCGCGAGACTCATACGGGGCCGTCCAGCTGAGAGGGTTGCGGGGTCTGTGAGGGGCGCGGGGCGCTGCGGCGCGCTAGACATGCATCCACATGACCTGCATGTTCGACGCGATCGTGGAGACCACGGCGGTCGAGAGGGCACCGCCGGAGTTCTGGGTGCCAAACGCCTCCACGTAGTCGCCCGCGTTGAGCTGCACCAGCGCGCTGGTCTCCACGCCCGGGTCGTTGAACGTGCCTGCGGCGGGTACCGCGGTCCACGAGTACGTGTAGGCCACGCCGTTCTTGTAGATCTGGATGTCTCTGTTGTTGGTGGCGTTGCCCGCCCACACGACGCCCGCTTTGACGAAGTACCAGCCTGCGACCTGTGCTGTGTATCTGGAGTTTGATACCGAGTTACTGTGTCCGCCGTACGTGTCCAGGAATGTGCCGTCGTAGCTGATCGCGGCGGGTGCGCCGTTCGCGATCGATTGCGCGTTGGCCTGGGTCAAGACGGCGAGCGGGGTGTTGAGCAGGTAGGTGAGCGCGTCGCGAATCGCGTTGAAGTAGCTGCCTGTTTCGGTTTCGCCGACGGTGAACGTCCGGGGAACGGGCACGGGCAAGTTGCCGGACACCGGCCACCTCCAGGCGGGGTAGGCGGCCGGTGGCCGGGGTCAACGCGGGGCGATCAGTACGCGAGGCGCGAACTGCCGGGCACCAGGGTCGGGTTGGTGACCCCGGGCGGCAGCGGGTCGCACACGTATTCGCCCGACGCGTGGTTGTTGGCGAGGTTCTGCGCGAGCGTGATCGTGGTGGTGCCGTAGCCCGCGGTCGACGTCCCGGCGGATTTGATCTGCGGCGCCGTCTGGTACGTGCTGGCCGAGGCGGCTTGCTCGAACTGCAACCCGTCCACCTGGAACGCCCAGGAAGAGGCGGGCGCGGTGGTGAGGGTCACGCCGATCCGCCCGAACACAGCACCGGCCGGGGCGGTCGCCGAGGCGGTCACCCGCGTCCAGGCCGCGGTCGGGGAGCCGGTCAGCGTGACCGCCGTGCCCGTGGTGGTCGTCCCGACGCTGTTGTAGTACTGGTCGTACCACTGGATGTACGGTCGCACCTGCGGGTTCTGGCTGCTGGTCGCACTGCGCACGTAGAAGCTGCCGGTGAACGGCAGGCCCGCGGCGCACGGAAGTTTCAGGGCGCTGACCAGATCCTGCCCCGTCGCCGACGCTCCCGGGACGGTGACCTGCCACACCTGCGCGCCCTGGAACGCCGTCGCGGAGGCGGTGACCTGCAGGGCGTTGCCGGCGTACGCGCAGAACAAGCCGACGGCGTACCCGGACGTGCCGGTAGGCAGCGGCAGCACGCCCTCACCGGCCGTGGCGACGTTCGGGTGCAGCCGGTTGTAGCCCTCCCAGTTCGCCGTCCCGGGCCCGACCCAGATCACGTCGCCGGTCGCCCAGTCGCAGGCGAGCGCGTTGGTCGCGCTGTCGCCGAGCCCGGTGATCGTCAGGTTTGGGGTGCCGGAGGACTGTGCGCCGGACACGGTCGCGTACGCGGCGCCCAGCACACTGGCGGCGTCCCACGTGGTGGGGTCCGTGTAGCCGGTGGGCAGCGGTTCACAGACCGTGGAGTTCGCCGGATGCGTGAACGCGAAGTTGCTGGTGAAGGTGAGGGTCGCGGTTTGGTAGCCGATGCCGGTGGACGGGATGCCGCCCGCGGCGAGGGTCATGGTTTCCTGGCGGGTGGTGCCGGGTTCGAAGGTGAGCTGGTAGCCCTGCGGCAGGCTTGAGGCGAGGGCGTTGACGGCGGCGTCGGGCAGCGCGTTGATCGTCGCCTGCGCCTGCCCGGAGCTGGCCTGCGCGGACAGCGTCGTGTGCAACGCCGCCAACACCCAGTACGACGCCAGATCCGCGGGCGAGCACTGCAGGGTGACGAACACCTCGCCGACCGGATCCCACTCCCACTCGGTCTTCTCGACGAACCCGTTGAACGTGATCTGTGGGGCGCCGCTCGGCCGCCGGTTCACCCGGATACGCGTCCCGATCTCCAGCGCCAGGCAGACGGGCAGCAGGCCCGGGACCGCGGAGGCGTGCAGCCGCAGCGTCGAGACCCGAAGGTGGGAGTTCTTGTACTGGCCGAGCAGGTAGTTCGCGGCGTCCTGGCATTCGTTGGCGCTGGTGGTGTTGATCGTGCGCTGGTAGACGCGGGGGAAGTAGCGGCTCGTGGAGGTCGCGTCCATGGCGTTGTAGATCGAGCCGCCGTATTGGGTGACCTGCGTGTTGTTGGCGATGTGGCTGGGGTCGTAGTCGAATTGCAGGACCTCGAAGGGCCATTCGCCCACCGCGGTGTTCTCCCCGAAGATGAACATCGGGGTCAACTGGTTGTAGCGGGCGGTGCGTGCTTTGAACGTCAGGGCGCCGTTGGCGGCCGTGTACCAGGTGCCGTTCTCGGTGAGCGTCACGTTGTTCGCGGCGTCCAGGGCCGTCGCGCCGGTCAGGTCGGTCGCCGGACCCATGGACGCGGTTTGGCCGGTGTCGATCGCGCTCGGGCCGCTCCAGCCGATCCATTTGAGGATCCGCTGGATGCGCGCGCCGGTGGACTCGCCTTGGCTGGCGGTGCGCCACGAGTTGTACAGGTTGGTGATCTGCGTCTGAGTCAGCGCAGCCGGGACCTGGATCGCGTGCGCCAGGTCGCCGACGAAACCCAGGCTGTAGTTGTTCTGGCCCGGGGTGATCGAGCAGCCGAGCACGTCGGTCAGGATCGACGTGCAGGAGGTGTATCCGGCGCCGCCGTTGTTGTCGTGGTAGTACCGGGCGCCGTCGAGGTAGACGTCGAAGTAGCCGGTGCCGGGGAAGACCGCGGTCACCTGGTGCCAGTTGCCGTCGCACACGTTGCTCGCGGTGGTCGCGACCGCGTTGGTGCCCGTCGACCCGGTCAGTTGTGTGACCAGGAACCCGGTGGTGGGGTCGATGTAGATCTGAAACAACGACGGGTTGGTCGTGTACGACGGGCTGTTGGTGTTCCAGGCCGTGGGGAACGTGCCGCTGGCGGGGACCACCGAGCAGCGGAACGCGATCGTGCGCGTCCAGGCGCCGGACGTCGGGGGGCCGGGGGTCGTGGTGGTCTTGTGCAGGCTGATGAACGTCTGCGGCTGCTGCGCCGTCGTGGTCGGGCTGTTGTTGAACGTCGCGACCGGCCCGGCGGTCCCGAGGAACGCGGAACCGGGGGTTGTGGAGGTGACCGTGCTGCCGAACACGAGCGACCCGGAGCCGAACGGCGAATTCTCCACCGGCGCCGCGCTGCGTTTGCCGGCCGTGTCGACGCACGCGGTGCTGCCGGCCGGATCAGCCAGCTGGAACACGAAATCCGGTGCGAGCGCGAGCAGCTCCTCGACGAACGGCTGCGCCAGGGTGTACTGCGACAGGGCGATGAACGCGTCGTCCCCGATCACGTCGCTCGTGCCGTAGGTGCCCTCCTGTTCCGTCCACGTCTGCGGCCAGCGCTCGAGCAGCGGCGTGATGACCGAGTAGGTGCCGCCGGTATCGCGCCAGGACGTCGGGGACGCGGCGGCCTCGAACTGGCCCGCCGTCAGGTACACGGTGTTGCTCGCGGTCGTCGACGCCGGTGTGGTGATCGCGATCGAGAAGCGTCCCCACAGTGCGCCCGCCGGGGCGGTGCCGGACACGGCCAGGCGGTTCCAGGTGCCCGCGGACAGTGTCACCGCCGTGCCCGTAGCGGCGGTGATCGATGCGCCGGTGGCGGCGTACCAGGTGATCGTGGGTGTCACTGTGAGGGTGGCGTCCGCGGAGGTTGCGCGCAGGGCGTAGAACGTGGCGCTGTACGCGACGCCAGCGGTGACCTGCACGTTGTCCGCGACCGGCCCGGTGGCTGCGGCGCCCGCGAGCAGCGGTGAGCTGCTGGTCGTGGACGCCGGGGTGCTCCACGCGAACGCGTTGGTGTGCCCGGTCGGGGCCGCGGTCAGGCCGGTGACGTAGGCGACGGTGCCCGCGGACGGGTACCACCAGCCGGTCGCGGTCTGCGCGTCGTACCCGCCGGAGGCGAGGTTGCCCGGAAACAGGTTGGTGGAGAGCGTGAACGGGGTCTGGTACAGGGTGGGCGACGGGTTCTGTTCGAACTGCAGCCCGTCCGTCTGCCACGTGGTGGTGGCGCTGGTGGAGCCCCCGGACGCGATCTGGATTTTCAGCGTGGCGCTGTACGCGGTCGTGGGCGCGGCCCCGGACACGGACACCTGCACCCACGTGGAGGAACCCGAGGTCGGGGTGATCGTGGCGCCCGTGGCGCTGGAGATGCTCGCGCCGGTGGCGTCGAACCACAGCAGTGCCGCGCTCGTCGGGGTGCTGGTGCCGGAGGGGATGCGGACCTGCGCCGAGAAGCTGTACGCGGCGCCCGGTACGACAGGTACGGGCTTGACCAGCATGACGGTGGTGAACTGGGTCGCGCCGCTGGGCAGGGTGACCTGGTAGACCTGCGTGCCCTGGTAGGCGCTGCCGGAGGCGGTGAGGGTGACGGTGTACCCGAAGTCGTTGCTGATGTTCATCTGCGCCGGGGCGGTGATCCCGGCGGGGTAGCCGGTGGCTTCCCCGGCGGTGGCCTGGTCCGGGGTGAGTTGATTCGGGCCTGGCTTGCAGATGACGCGGGCTTGCCGGAACGGGATGACGTTCGGGTAGTACGGCGAGGCCGTGTTGGACGGGTCTAGTGCCCCGTCGGGGTTGGCGATGGTGGGGCGCCATTCGCCGGTTTCGACGGCGTCCAGTTCGTACTGGCGCCCACGACTGGAGGACCAGGGGAACTGGACGCGCCAGGACTGGTCGGTCCAGTAAGGGGGGATGGTGGCCTGGTTGGGGTCGGCGTTGAACGCGATCTGGTAGAAGGTGGGCGGGATGGTGGTGATCGCCATGGCGCACCCCCGCCCGGCAGGTAACGATCCGAGAACCGTCAGATGCGGCGATGGCCGGCGGGGGTAGCGTCGCGGACGTCTGATTCGCTTAGAGGGGGAACCACATGATCGCCCGTACCGCTGCGCCTGTGACCGTGGTTGCGCTGTTCGCAGTCGCCGCGCTCGCCGGATGCGTGTCCACGACCAGTACCGTGTCCACGGCCACGGACAGCAGTGCCGCGGCCGTCAGCGCCACGGTGTCGGCTAGGCCGAGCGCCGCCGTGAAACCCGCAGGCCTCGGCGACTCGATCACCGTGGCCGGGTTCAACGGCGAGAAGCTGACCGTCACTCTCGTCAAGGTGTTCCCCGACGCGAAAGGCGCCGACGAGTTCACGAGCCCTGACGCGGGCAAGCACTTCTACGCCGCGCAGCTGCGTATCGCCAACGCGGGCTCGGCCGCGTACTCCGACTCCCCGGACAACAGCACTGTGATGAAGGACGCTTCCGGGCAGCAGTTCCAGGCGGACCTGTCGAATGTGACCGCGGGACAGTCGTTCGGGTCGGTGAACATCGCTCCGGGCGACAGCGTTCTGGGTGTGGTCGTCTTCCAGGTACCGACGGGGGACAAGCTGGTGAAGTTGCAGTTCACCCCGGATTCGGGGATGGGTGACCACACCGCGCAGTGGAACCTGCCCTAGTGTGACGGCATGAGCACTGACGCAGTAGCCCGGCTGGCAGCATGGGGCGACCAGGACGAGGCTTATCGGTCCGGCGCGAGCGACGTGGATCCGGGCGCTCCGCCGATTGAAGATGTCCGCGCCGCGCTGGCCGAGCATCGTCAGCAGGCGGCGGAGCTCGCCGCGTTACGGGAAACGATGGCCCTTGCGCGTCCGTTCATCGTGGCGATCTGGGGCGTGGCTCGCGAGCGGATTGTGCCGTTGTGGCGCGCGATCGAGCCGTTGCTCGAGCAGCCCGAAAGCGCTGCGGCCGAGCCGGAGTCCACCGGGCAGGCCGCGCCGTCGTGACACCAAGCGCCAGCGCCGTCCTCACGGGCGCGCTACTCGTCGGCGACGTACTGCTCGTGATCGCCGCTAAGACGATCGACCGCAAGCCGTTCCGCGCACTGGACCGGACACTTACCGATATCTGGCAGGGCATCTACCGAGCGACAGGCGCGCAGGCGTTGGACCGCAGACTCGCCCGCCGGGCCGGCCGCCGCGATATGGCGATGTTCGCCGACCTCGCCGAGCGCCTTGAAGGCGCGGGACTTGCCGCGAGCGCCAACCGCTGCCGCGCCGCAGCAGCGAATGCCGCAGCGCGAGCAGGCGACTAGCTGCCGAAGGTGGTCAGCGCCAGGTTGTTGCGCGAGTTGCGCTGCTGGTAGCGCAGCACCTCCTGGCGCACCACCTTCGCGATCCCCGCGTCACTGTGCACCGCGCCCGCCACGTTCACCACCACCACCACGCCGCCACCGGCCGACACGCCGCCACCGACACCCGACCCCGTCAACGCGCCACTGAACGCCGGGGTGCCGAAACCACCCAGCGCCGCGTTCCCCAGTCCCGCCGTCGCCCTCGCCGCCTCACCGTGCATCGACGCGATCCCGTTGACCAGGCCCTGCCCGATGTTCTTCCCGAACTCGTGGAACACCCGCGACGGCGACCCGATACCGATCAGGGATTTGAACCCGCTCATGATGCCGTGGCCGATCCCCTTGACCGCGTCGATCGCGGCACCCGCCATCCCCTTGATTCCGTTGATCAGCCCTTGGATCAGGTCCTTGCCCGCCTGCACCAGCATGTTCAGGGCGTTGTGCGCCCAATCGGAGATCGTCTTACCGATGTCGCTGAACAACTGCCCGACCAGTTTCTTGACATCCCCCCACAGTTTCGACCACTTGCCGGTCAGTAGGTCCGCGAACAGGGAGAACGTGTTGAGCATCAGGTGCCAGCCGGTTTGGATCACGTCGCGCACGTAGTCCCACACGAGCTTGACGTAGTTCTTCACCAGGTCCCAGGCGATCTTCCACACCGCCTCGACGATCGCGAGAGCGGCCTTGATCTGGAAGACGATCACGTCGAGGTACACCTTCACGTACGTCGAGATGATCGTCCACACGGCCTTCGCGATCGTGATGATCTGCTGGCCGTGCTGTGCCCAGAACTGCTGGAACTCCGCGAGCCGCGCCTTGATCCACACCAGGGGGCCGTCCGTGAACCAGCGGATCACCGCGCCCACCGCGTGCATCGCGTCGGTCCATACCTGCTTGAAGAACCGGCCGACCGCGTCCACCACATCCCGGAACGCCTTGAAATGCTGATAGGCGTAGATCAGGCCGCCGACCAGGGCCGCGATCGCGGTGATCGCCAGGAACACCGGGTTCACGTCCAGCGCCGCAGTCCACGCGATCGTCGCCGCGACCGCCGCGTACAGCGCTGAAACCAGCGCCCCGGCGATCACGCCCGTGAGCACTGAGAGGACCGCCTTGTGCTGGCCCAGCCAGGAGATGCCCTGCTGGATCCAGCCGAGGAACTTGGACAGGACCGGGATGAGCTTCTGCCCGATCGCGATGAACATCGTGTCGATGCGGGCGCCCATGTCCTTGAGTTGCTGGGAGAACTGGGCCTGCTGCGCCTTCCACGCTTCCTGCGCCTGCGCGGCGCGTGACGCGGCCGTGCCGTACTGCTGCGTCTTGTCCTTGAATCGGTCCATCTCGCCGAGCAGCGTCAGCATCGTGCCGGAGGACTTGCCGCCGCCGAACATCGCCGAGAGCGCCTCGGACTGCTTGACCGCCGCCGACCCGGACTTTTCCAGGCTTGTTTTGAAATTCGCGAGCAGCGTCGTCTGCTGATCCAGCGGCACGCCCATGTCGGTGAGCGACTGCGAGTAGGTCTTCAGTTCCTTCTGCTGCTCCTGCAGTGACAGCTTCACGCCCTGACCGGCCGGGTATGTCTTGTTCAGGTGGTTCTGCAGGTCGGTGAGCGCCGCCGACAGGCCGCCCGGGCCGCGCATGTCGTTGGCGAGCTGCGTCGAGGTCATCCCGATCGCCTCGTACGCGGCCCTCGCCTTGGCGGTGGGCGCGGACATCATGCTGAACGTCATGCCGAGGCGGGTGGCGGCCTCGTTCGCGGGGGTCACGTTGTCGGTGAGGGTCGCCAACGCCGCGCCCACGTCCTCGAACGACAGCCCGGCGGCGGCGGCCTTCGGCAGGATCCCGGTGCCGATCGCCTCCGCGAGCTGCTGCATCTTCATGTCGCCCATGCCGACCGTGGTGTTGAGCAGGTTTCCCGCGTCGGCGGCGTCCTTCACGCCCTTGATCTGCGAGGCCATCACGCCCACGACGGCCTGCGCGGTCGTCTCGAAATCGGACTGGCCGATCTGCGCGAGCTTCGCGGACGCGGTGAGGATGTCCATCGCCTGCGCGCCGCGGAACCCGGCGGACTCGATGTGATACAGGCCCGTGGCCAGCTGCTCCGGACCCATGCCCACCGCGGGGGCCAGCGCGAGCACCGAGCCCTTGAGCTTGTCGACTTCCTGGGGACGCGCCGGCCTGGGTGTGCACCATCTCCATGGCCTGGTCGAACCCGGAGGCCATCTTCACCGACTCGTAGCCGACACCGAGGACGGCCGCGCCCAGGCCGAGGAACATGGCGCTGGATCCGGCGCCCAGGCCCTTCATCTTGGCGTCGGTTTCCTCGGCCTTGACCCCGGCCTCGTCCATCTTCGCCTTGTAGTCCGTGATGTTCCCGAGCAAATACGCCACGGTCGGAGGCAAAAATCCAGCCACTGATACACGCCCCCTTAGTGGTGAAAGGGATGCGGGTTAGCGGCGGGGTACGGCCAGGGGTGTTAGAGATGGCCGAGCGCTACACGCCACGCCTCGTCGAACACCTCGCCCAGCCGCCCGGAGGAGATCGCGGCCTCCAACGCGGGCGCGAGATACGGGCGCACGGGCAGCGTCGTCGCATGCCCGCGCCCGGTCACCCCGCCGAGTTCCTGGATGCGCCCGTACACGGCGGTCGGTCCGATCCGGGTCGACCAGATCCCGTCGCCACCCCGATTGGGGTGATCGACACGGATGGATCGGCGCAGCTGCCCGGTCACCAGCGACGGCGGCTCGCCCGGCTGCGACGGGGTGGCCGTGCCCTTCGCGTGCGAGGACGTGGTCAGCTTTCTCTGGGTCTCCGCCTGGATCAGGTGCCCGCCCTTGATCACGGCGATCTTCGTGGCTTCGGCCGCCGCGGCAACCAGTTCGTCGAGCGCGACCTTGAACTGCGGCACACCGACCAGGACGACGCTCATCAGCCCCACGCCCTCTTCTCGCGTTCGGCACGTACCTCGTCGAAAACCTGCGCGATCGGCAGCAGGTGGTTGAACGGGCCGACGGGGATCTCGTCTACGACTTGCGGCGGCCAGCCCCAGCGCTCCGCGAACCGGGCGTAGATTTCGTCTTCGTCCCACTCGGTGCGGACGTCCTTGTGCTCGGGGATCTGCCCGCCCTCGAGCCGGGCCCGGATACGGCTGAGGGCGCGGAAGGGGACTCGGGGTCATCCCAGTCGTCCGGGGAGACGCGTTCGCCGCGCAGCTTCATCAGCCGCGTGGCGACCTGCACCACGTACTCGTGGCCCAGCAGCGTCTCGTAGTCCTCGATCGTGAGTTCGTCGAGGGACGCGAACTTCTCGCTGGGCAGCGGCAGTAGCTCCCCGTCATCGCCGGTGACGTTCCAGTCCTGGATGATGATGGCGATCACGCCGTCGGTCAGGTCGACGGCCATGCCGCCTTCCCGCTGGTCTTGCGCGGTGATGGCGCGCATCACGGCGCGCTGGTGCTTGGCCTTGAGCTTGTCCGGGGCGAGCAGGTCCGCCCATGCCCCGGACGGGAGATCGATCTTCATACGGGGTCCTTACGGTCACACATAGGTGCTCGCCGCGATTGCGTTCTGCAGCGAGATCGTCGCGGGGCCGTAGCCGCCCGACGTGCCGATGTTCGTGGTGTTCAGCACGCACCGCCCGGTGCAGTCGAACATGACGGCCTCGCTGCCGAAGTTCGGCTTGGCCTCGGTGAACGCCGCCTGCGCCATGTCCACCTGCACCACGAGGGCGTTGGAGAGCGTCAGGCCGTTGTTGAGGATGAACTGGATCTGCGGCTGGGTGTTGTTGCGCATGTACGTCAGCGGCGTCTCGTCGGCGGCGACGAACGACAACTTCCAGTCCACCGTCAGGCCGCCGCGCTGGATGATGTACGGGTTCTGCGAGTTCTGCGCGGTGAAGTACGGCTTGAGTGAGCGCTTGAAGTTGAACTCGCCCGACGCGACCGTGAGCACCTGTGTGCCGCCCGACGCCGGGCCGGCGATACCCAGCACGGACTGCCAGGAGGGCAGCGGCTTGGCCGTGGTGAACGTCGCCGTCGGCGTCGCGGCGGCCACGTTGCTGATCCAGGAGGCGGCCTTCGCCGTGTACGTGAGCAGTTCGGACTCGGCGTTGAACTTGAACCCGACTTCCGAGACGCACGTGCCGGCGAACTGCCGGGCCTGGTGCGTCGGCTCGGCCATGTAGTACTGGGTGACGGTGTGCGTCGTCGGCTGGCCGCCGCCGGTGTTGAGCAGCGAGAACTTGTGCGTGAACGGGGCGGACGCGCCGGTGGTGTCGTCGGCGCCCATGATGTTGCCGATCAGGTAGCCCAGTTCGTCGGCGAACACCGGCCCCTCGAAGTCGATCTCCCCGAGCTGCAC